TTTCACTGTGCTGCGGCAACTCGACCACCGAGTCGGGCGACCCGACTAAGACGGTGGAGAAGTGTCCCTCCGCATGCAACTGCCTTTCGACTGACCATCCAAAGGCTCGCTCGAAACTGCTCCTACACTCAACGGTAGGAGTGATGGCATCCTCAGCCCTAGCAAGCCACGCGCCGACAACAAAGTAGTCGGCCAGTGCGGCCTCATGCACATCCTTCTCGCCCGCCGTCTGCTCGAGGACAGAGAGTGCAGCGGATTGTAGCACAGGCACCCCGCGAGCTAAAGAAAGCTCGCAACGTGCCACACCAGCAACCCACCGCCTGCCAAACACCGGTTCCCTCAGCCACCTATGAGAAGCATAGGCACCCGACAAAACCGACTCCGGTTCCCTGACCATGGTCCAGCCCAAACCAGGGCCAAGGAATACCGGGGCAGAACGCCCGAAACGGACGCCCTCCATGTACGAAACTGGTCGTTCTAGCGTCAACTCATGACCAGATGTATGCAGAACACGTAGCGCAAAGTCCGCGACCACCCGACCGAGCGAACCACGCTCCAAGAAGATCAGCGCATTGTCACCGTCTGGAAGTACGTCAAACTTGCATCCGTAGGATTTCAACACCCCCACAACCACCGCAAGCATGATGAGCGTGTTACCCATGCCCGTGTTGAAATCCCCGCTGGCCCTTCCACCCGGTCGGGAGAACTTTGCACCATGTACTGTCACGCCCCTAAAGAGCTGACGTGCCAGCACACGCGCCAGCGACGTATCACGAGGATACGCCGAGGTGTAGACGCGGTTTTCTGCATCCACCTGCCCACTAGTGACGTGAGCTTCGAACGCCTTTCCGTCAACCTCGAAACAAACGCCGTCCGAGAGCCCATTCAACTTTCGAAGAATGAGGTTGGCGCGCTTGCGAGGGTTCAGACCCTTGGCAGACACCCTGGTATTCGAACCGCCGAATAGCCTCCTGGCCGTGAGAAAACCCCACAGCCAGTGCTCGAAAGGTTTCAGCCAAGACGCCACCACGAGGTTGAACCTAGGTGACCTGGGAAAGATCAACCTAGGCTTGCAGTCCTTCGTGGAAGGCAACTTCTCAGCCTTCAAGAACGCCCTAAGGAAGGAGTCCGACGAGCGCAACGGACCGTCTTCCCTCAGAGAGCGTTCAGCTTCGACGTATCTACGGCGGAGAGAACCGGTATAAGATTCCGCCGTTTCCAGGAGGCTCCATCTCGTGCCGCCATAGCGCCCAGCGATCCGAGCCAGATCCCGAAAGACCCAGAGGGGACCGCCCCGCAAGGGCGCGTCAGCCGGCACCGGCAAAGGAGCAAGAGACCGCATCAGAAGAGCAGCGACCTCGCATCTACCACAGCTAGCGTGCACACCGGGGACCCAAGTGCCTTCCAGTCCCGAGCGCCACGCCACCCACATCTGCCTTCGTGAATGGTCGCAAGACCAGTCGACCCGTTTTACGTCAAGGGACGCGCCGTCGCACACAGGCCCATCAGGCACCCGCGCACAACGGCCAAACGAAGCGACCGGTCCGTCCTAAGCAGAC